CGACGCTCATGCAAATGTGCGACTGCACAAGCCGGATGAACTCGCCGAACGCTCCGCCCGGGCGCTCGCTTTGAAACATTTCCATCTTCTCGCCAGGCGAAAGATAATTGATCGCGCCGGGGTCGATATTCGAGAGCTTCTCAGTTTGCCCGTTGTCATTCCGTGAGCTGGTCGCGAAGTAGTCGGATGCGTCCGCCGATCCGTTCTCGGTGGTGATAACGCCGGTCTGATATGATGCGTATTTTATCGCTTGGATTTCGGCCTTCAGTGCCTCCTGCAAGTCGCGTGCGGCGTTCAGCGCCGTGGCAAATGCGGACCGTCCGCGATATTCGTCGAGCCGAGTGGCGTCGAATAGGTGGATGAACTCCGCTGCGTCAATGTCGGTCGAATCAATGTATTGGTTGTTTATGGTCCTAACGTATATCTGGTATTTCTCCGGCCTGCCGTATTCATCGAGCATGATGCCGCCGATGTATTTGTCCGAGTCGATCAGACGATTGTAAGGCGAGCCGATGCGGTCGGCTTCCACGCTCTGCAAGCGGAGTTCTCCGGCTTCGCGGACGATAACAAACCCGCAGTCGCCATCGCGTAGGATTGCCATGACAGCGAGCTGAAGCAGGGTGGTGAAATCGTGACGGCGTAGGAAATCGCACTTGCTGCACCAGTCGGCCCAGTATCGCTCAACCTGCGCGTCGAGGTCTTTGTTTCCGGTGCGGGCTTGGTAGGAGAGTCGGCCCGAGACGTAGGTTGCAAATTTCAGGAGTAACGAGCGCACCGGTGGGAAGTTATCGGCAAGATCGCGAGCCGCGCGGATGAGCTTGTAGCGCTCGGCTGTGCCGCTCGTGTCCTCGCCGCCGGCGATGTTGCGCGAGATTCCGCGCTTGCTGGATTCCAGCGCCGCGTCGAACCGCCCGAAATTGCGTAGGCGGTCTTGCGCAATCATGCGAGCCATTGCGGCCTTCGGTGCGACAACTGCCAGAGCGCGCGTAAAAAAGTCTTGCTTCATACTAGGGGCGCTGTGTCGAAAAGGCTGTGACGGTACGCTTCACTCTTGAACCACTTGCATACTCAATAGCAGATTGCAACTGCCCGACGATGTTCGAGACCTCGGTCAGATTCGCCCGAGTAAACGAGCGCCCTGCGATGCTGTAACTCGCCCCCGCAACGGCGATTGCCTCAAGACATGCGATATATTTCTCTTGCAAGCTCTGAAGAGTCGCAAGCGGAAGCCCGAAAAAAGTTGAATTTTGCGCCATCCTTGGGCGCGACTGTCAAAGTTTGGACTCGATAAACTTCCCGCGCGACTGCGTGCCGCGCTGAAGATCCAGTTTTCTCCATGACTCGGCTGGCATGGAGACAGATTTTGAAATGGCAGTTCGCCCCTTGGCGTTGGCGTTCTTCTTGCCTTTCGGGCGACCCGCGCCTTTGCGCGGGCCGCCGTGGGTGGTGGGTTTTTTCATTCGCGTGTTTCTTCGCAGTCCCATACGGCAAGGTCGTGAACTTGGGAGGGGACGTCGCCGGTGAATGTGTCGTGGTCTTGGCCAAGGTCGGTAAACTGAGCCTCCCAGTTGTCGCCCCAGACGCGGAGGCCTGCGGCGTTGAGTTCGGCGTTGAACCCTGCGGATATCAGGGCGGTGAGTGCGAATGTTTTGGTTTTCATATTTTGATTTGGTTTTTTGTTTTTGCGTTTGGTTTACAGCCAGAAAAGACCTGTCTCGAAAACGTTCTCGGTGATGCGTTGGATGTTGTCCTTGATTTCGCTGGGGTCATCGAGGCCGTTAGTTCTGACAATGAGATCGTTTGTGTCATTGGATTCCTCGAATTCAATTTCAGCGTCGGGATATTCGGCGAGGATGGCTTTTGTGTATTCGCGTTCCAGCGATTCTTTGACCTGGGCAAATTGCTCGTCGGTGTAGGTTGCGGATGGGTCGATGCTGTTTTGGTCGTGGCGGATTGTGATTTTCATATTTTTGAGTGTTAAGAGAGGGCGGCAATGAACCAGTTGTTGATTGCAGTTTTTTTGGCTCCGGTGATTCCACCGGCTGCGGGGGTCCATACAACCGAACCGGCGGCAGTTTCAACAACAACATCACACTGGCGAGGGCTAGGTGTAGACATAGAAATATATGCGCCGGAAACCTCGCTGATGCCGGGAGAGCCGATGGTCAGATATTTGCGGATAGCGGTGGCGTCGTCTGATTTCCAATCACGAATTCCGGTGATAGCAACTTTGTAGCATTTGGATCCGATTTTGATTTCGGTGGGTTTGTTGGTTGGGATTTCAATGGTTTTCATATTTTGATTTTCGGTTTTTGGTTTGGTTGGTCAAGGCTGGCGCGGGGATTGAACCCGCGCCGGGTGGGTTGTTAGAGCGCTTCGGCGAATTTTTGTCCGGCCTCTGTCAATCGAGTATCGCAACAAGTGCCGACATTGTTCTGAAAGTAAAAGTATTCAGCGAGCTTCTTGGACCGAAGAGCAGCAAGAGCAGCGTTTTCGTGGTTGCATGTGTATGGCGTAGTTTTTATTTTTCCGGCCAGCTTTAACATCATTGCGGTTTGGGTTTTGGTCAGTTTCATTTTTTTGTTTTGTTTTTTGTTTTTGTCGTCGGCGTGGTGCCTTCGATCTGGAATGACTATCTCACGCATTTGATTTTTCGTCAACAATTATTTTCAAGAAAATGAAATTATTTTTTACCGCCCGCAGACCCGCATGAACACTAGCGCGGCGGGCGGAGACCAATTTCGTGACGCCACGAAAATGGTCACTCCCCTATCGGCAAAACGCCCGCAAGCATAGCGGACGCGAGCGCGATGCACTCGCAATCGAAAAGGTGGTTCGGCCTCCCGCCGATCCGCACCCAGCGCGATTCCACCTGCTTCGTCTTGGAGTTCACGATGTCCTTTTTCATTTCGCTCACCATCTGCGCGCGGTAGTCGGTGCTTGCATCCCTTGGAGTTTCCCACTTCGGCATGGCGTCCGGTTGGCGGATTGCGGCCAACTTGTCTTTGATCTTTTCGTTCGAGTGGAAAAAGTAGAACGCGCGGAGGTTGTCCGATCCGGCGACTGCCGTTTCGATCTTAGAGATAAACTTTTTCACACGCCGCCCGTTGCCGTCCACATGCGAGAACCCATCCTGCCCCGATCCGTGCGATGCCGTCCAGCCGTTGCGCGCACATCGCTCGTAAACCAGCGGCGTGTCGTAACCGGCGTCAATGACTACGCTCCGCCCGGGCACGTTGTACTGAAGCCCGAGCGATTCGATAGTCTCCCACGTCAGGATTTTGCCCTCGGATAAAAGCATGGATGAGCCATCCGCACGGAAGGCGCGGATGACATACCAGAAGTGGTCGCGCTGTTTGTCCACGCATAGAAAGCGCCGGTGTTCGCCGTCGATCTTCTGCCCGTCGAGGAAGTCGCTCTTGGCGTAGTCGCCGGCTGTGATCTCCGGCAGGTCTGAAACAATCTCCTCTTGCCACGTCTGCGCCTTGCGCTTCTGAATAAATTGCTTCAGCGGCTCGAGGTTACCGTTGCCTTTGGCTTCGCTGGCTTCAAGGAACTCTTTTACAATAGAGAACCACGGAATCCACCAGACGCCGTAGGCTGGCACTTCAAACGAGCGGTGGCCTCGGACTGGGTTCGGATTGAGTGAGCGGAATGTTGCAGTATTTGAAAGGTTACGGCGAGTCGCGGCGGTGTCGGGAAATTGCGTTTTGCAGTGCTCGCACTCCATCCGCACCGAGTCTTGAACAGCGTCCCAGAGCATTTCGCCCGCTACGTTCTTCGGCTGCTCAAATTTGATCGCGTCGAACGTGTATCGCTGCCACGCCTGACAATGCGGACACGTCCAGCCCCAGACTTCGCGCGTTCCGCTGTCCCACTCGTGTTCCATTTCGTCCGTGCTGCCGCCGCCCTGCGAGCATAGGAACGTCTTGCGGTTCCAGCGGTCGTGATGTCGGGCTTTCAGTTCTTTGATCATGCCGTCTTTCCACCGCCACACTTCATCGCCAATGCAATAGCGCATGGATTTTTCTTGAAGGTTCGTCATGTTCGCGCCGCCAGCAAACAGAACCATGTGCGGAAAAAAGATCGTCGTTTTGCGGAGCGCGTGCCGGTCCTCGGGGAATAATGCGCGGACTGGCTCGCACTCTCGGAAAATCGGGAGCAATCGCGATTCCGTCCAATCCTTCACCATGTCATCAGTCTGCCCTACAAACAACGTCGGACCCGGCTTCTGCGCGACGATGAAGCAAGCGAGGGTTTCCATCATCGTTGTCTTCCCCGCGCCGGTACTCGCGCGGAGAAAGACCTGCGTGGCTTCGTCGTCTGTCACGGCAAGGAGCACATCGTTCATCCAAGGCGCAACCGTGCGGTCAAACCGGCTCGCGCGGTCCGAGTTCGGAAAGCGCACATGCGTCTCGGCCCAGTCGAGAATCGTCCCGTCGTAGGCGAGCTTGATCCCCTCGGCTGTGCCTGCGCGTTTCGATCCGCTCATTTCATCCCGAAAATTGATTTCAGCGCCTCAACCTGATCATTTGGTTGATCCCGACGATATGGTCCGTCTGACTCAATTTCTCCGTCGAAGTAAGCAACGTCCCACGTCGTCTCAAACATCTTCCGAAGCCCGCGCGCGGTCATTGTGACGTTGCCATCGCCGTCGAATGACGGGTTGCGTTTGACATAGATTTTCCAGAGTTGTGAGCGTGTCATGGTTTTTCGAGTTCGTCTTTGATTTCGGATAAGATTTGTTGCGTGCGCTCGTGGAGTTTCTTCCGCAGGGTCACTTCGTCAAGCCCCGCCAATGCGCCACTGGCGTCATTGACGAGTGCCGCGAGCTTGGCGGTGAATACGGCTCCGATCCGGATGCCGTCTTCGCGCACTTGAGCTTTCGGCTCGTAGTCGCCCTTCAAAATCGCGAGTTGCATTTCCAACTTCTCGCACTCGAGTAGCGCCTTCTTTGTCCGCGCTTCGTTGTAGTCTGCCGGCGTGCGATCTTCGAGGAACTTTTTGCGCCAAGCCGTCGCCGATTCTACGCTGTCCATCGGCATGCCTTGCTTTACCATTTTGTGGATGTTCGGCTGCGTCATGCCCCACAGCTCCGCAAGCTCGGCCTGTGTCAGTTTCTTTTTTCCGTCCCGCTGCTCCGCAAACTCTGCCGCGATCTTCGACTCGCGCGCCGTCAGCGTCTTTCCATCTTTCAGCTTTTGAAGGATGTTCTTGAACTCGGCTTCGCGGATCTTGCGCGAGAGGTCGGGAGCGGGTTCAGGCGGTGGGGTTTTTTTTTTCATGCCAAGCGCTTGGGTTCTTTGCCGGTGGCGTCGGCCCATCGCTGGATTGCGACGGCGACGTAGCCTGGGGAGATTTCGATTGCCCGACACTTCCGCTTGAGTTGCTCGCAGGCGATGATCGTCGTCCCGCTGCCGCTGAATGGGTCATAAACATCGCCATCGGTGCAATCGGCAATCAGCATCCGAATCCAATCAACAGGCTTGCTGTGTGAGTGATCGGATTCGGAATGCAGTTTTGTGATCGGCTGCTGAAAAACATCCGACAAATGCTTTCCTCTCGGATCTGCTTTGAAATCGTAACTCCCTCGGCTGTTCGATACAGTTTTCGATTCGCTCGGCTCGCCATAGTGTGAACCGTCGATGTTGAAAGAATCGAGGTTCCCATACCACGCGCAAAGCTTCATTCTTCTCAGCGGCCTGTTCGGCGTAAACCAGCTAGTCACGCAGTCCCAACAAAACAACCACGTCGGAGACCCAAACAATGCGAACATTTTCCCGATAGTCGC